TCTCTAGCGTATTTCTTTCCACTAGGATGATTTGCATACCTACGGGAGCGAGTAAATCCCATTTCAAGAAACTTCCTTGCCATATCCATTCCAATGAAATCCCGTTGCTTCTTATAGTCACAAAACATGGAGTATATCTTAGAAGCAGATTTGCGAGCGACATCTTCATTTACAAATCTCCAATGAGAGCATATATCGTTAGTATAAGGGCGAACCAGTAGAACTCCTTGCTCTCCCCTTCCAATACGATAAAGTTTGCGATTTTCCTCAACTGTAAAGTCGATTGTTTTATAATCGAGTCCATAGTCAAACTCCTTCATTTTTCTCCTTCTCCTTCATATATTCTTCTCTACCATCTCTGGTAAAGACACCTTTTTCATAATCGAAGTAAGGATGTGGTGCAGCACTTACAACAGGGTTCTTAGACTTATTCTTGATAACAATGAATCTATCAGCAGCAAATGTTCCTGCTAATTGAACTTCAATCTCATCAGTATCTTTCCAATTGACAGTGCCATCCTTTTTGGTGTGTAGCATTGCTTCTTGGATCTGGTCGATAATTTTCTGTGTAAGTTTCACTTGTATTTTAGTATATGAAAACATTATAGCACACAAATCTTAACTTTGACTACAATTGTGTATCGGACTCAACATAATTAGTATGAATAGATACGATCATGAACGGTAGAGTGAACAAAGTAGCGATGTTAGCGAAAGTTATGCGTATGAAAGATGGTCTGCACAGACATCAGTGGTATCCTCATTGGAATGAAGATGAACGTGCTGCTGCACAGATGATATTAAATAACGTTTTAGATGTATTAGACGAATACTGGGAATAACTTAATTGTGAGGATCATAGTATCTTATAATCCAACCTGTTACTGCTATCAATATTACAATTACTATTAGTGCTGTCATTCTGGTAACTCCTTCATCATTTTTCTAACATTTTCTTTCAGTTTATCATAGAACTGAGGACCTACCTCTTCCTTTGGCATACCTAACATGGCAGCAGCATTTTTTACTTGATCTACTAGTTTCTTTGCTTCTGGATCATCAGACAATGTAACACGCATATACATGGTTTGTTGAAGTTCAATTAGACGCATCATTTTGTCCAACTGTTCTCTTTTCTGAGATAAACTCAACATCAAACCCATGCGATTGATGTCCATGTAAAGATCTTGCATTTGTGTTAGTTCTTTTTGAACTACTTCTGATTGGAAAAAATTCATACGTATTGTTGTTTGATGATACTCTTATATTTACCTTTATCTATACAAATAAAGGGTTCGTATTTCACTACCCGATTACGAATGGGTTTCCATACGATTTCTTCTTTGATAATCTTGTCAAAGTTGTCAACATAATTGAAAATTTTGTTGAAGATTGCCAATGTTTCTATGCTAATTTTACCACCTAGATGTGCTTTTAGCAAGGGTGGGTGCATACCATCTATTATAAACAACTTATCAAAAAAGTGCGAGATCTCATGTAGGGTCATCACATCCTCTTTGAAATTGTATGACATAGATTGTTTTCTTTTGAGATACTCTTTATAATTCTTTGCACCCTCTCTTACCAATGTAGCAGGATATACTTTGTCCTCTACTATCATATTAGCTACAAAAAATTCGCGTAACTCGTCCTCCTTGAAAGTTCTCGAAAGTTTCACAAAAAAGAATTTATCTCTGCGACTATCAAATGAATGCTGAGATGCCTTAGCAGCGTTACCATATTTGAAATAGTCGAATGTGTCTGTAGTAAAGTGAAGTTTTAAAGAGAGGTACATTTTATAGACCTCTATTCCACTCACAGTTTCAAAAATGCCTTAGATGTTCTCTTCATATAATTAAGTCTTTGTGCGTCATATTTTAACTTCTCTTTCAATGGTTTGGATATTAACTTGCTGATACCATCCATCTCTATGTTCTTATCTTCACAGAACTGGACTATTGCCTCAATATAATTAAGATCGCCTTCTTTGACAATGTTCTCTATCTCCACTGAGAACTTTGCAGCGGTCATAAAATTCTTTTCAAAGATGTCTTCAACTTTACCAGTTGCCATTGTCTCTCCTATAGGCGTCAATATACTCTTTAAGTTTTCGAGCGTATTTGTTTGTGTCATAAATTTCAAAGATTTGCGGTTCGCCTGTCTCACAAGCGATAATTGTAACAAGTTTCTTGGGTATCAACCCAGTTAACTCTTGAAACATTATAGCATATGCTGTCTCCTGTGCAAAGTAGTCGTGAATCCATTCTTCACGTTTGTACTTTGTAGAAGTTTTGAAATCTATTATCGCTAACTCTCCGTTGTATTCTGCAATACAATCAACTCTTCCTGCCATTTTCAAGAGACTAGAAGACAAAGGTTCTTCTAGGGCATGTATGTTATCAATACTATCTAGGTAGGGTTTAATCTGGTAAAATAACCCCATGGATAGTGGGTCATCACTATATTTGCTAATTGATTTATTTTCTAGATATAACTCACATAATTTATGACACTTATTACCACGTGTAGATGCACGTTTAGATATGGCATTAGCTTGCTCCTCACCAACTCTCTGTCGCCACTCCATGATAGACTTCTTTTTAGAATGTCCTATCACAGTTGTAACAGAAGGGTAGAGAGAATCGCCAACACGATATCTCCTACCCTCTGGTGTAGTTGTTGCTTTTAACTGTGGAAAGTTATGTAGGTTTAAATGTTTAAATGCCAAGATTTAATTTGCTAATCAAATAAGATTTGACTAGACCTGATCTCACGATATCGTCAATGCCAAACTCAATACTTTCAAACTCATCCATGTCATCAATAATTTTTTTGAAGTCCATGATACCAGTTTTCTCATGTGCCTTAACAAGGTCACTCTGTGCAGCATCCCCTGCAAAGATGATCTTACTGTTCACACCTAGTCTTGTTATTATACTATCTAATTCATGAAAGTTCAAGTTTTCAGACTCATCAACCAAGACTATACTATTATCTATGGTAGTTCCACGGATGAAACTTGTAGACCAGAATGATATAGTATCCTGTGCTTTTAGGTTGCCATATAGCATCTCAAATGATGCATCATCAGGCATCTCAAACATATAACGCACCATGTTCTTATATGGTATCTGATATAAGTTTGCCTTGTCCTCATGGTCGCCAGGTAAGAAACCAATCTCTCTGGTAGGAACTAATGACCTAACAATATACAACTTATTGTATGGTGTAGACTCATCTAGAATACTCTTGAGTGCAAGATATAGTGTGATAAAAGATTTACCAGTTCCTGCTGCACCAAACAAGAACATATGCTTGTTACTTTGCCATGCCTCATATACCTTCTCTTGTGATGGTGTAAGAGGTTTTATGTCTAATAAGTGATCTGCTCCTATAGGTTTTTTTCTCATTTGTCTGGATGATAGTCCAACCATTGTTGGTTGCTTCTTGCTTTTTACAGGCATACTAGATTTTGTCGAATTGAGCGTACGGGTGATGTTTCTTGACGTTATTTAAACGATCTTTGAAACCTTGTGGAAGTTTGTTTTGGTAATCACCAATTTCCCTGACAGCAGACATGGTTCCTTCTTGCCAGTTCTTCTCCCATTCGGGATTCTCTTCCCTCCACTTCTCATATGCTGAGATTGTAAGGTTGAGTTCTTTCTCTTCACCTGTTTTGTAATTTTTCACTGGGTATAATGGCATACTAACTCCAATTTAATGCTGTTGATACGATGGGAAATTGTTCTATAAAAATCTGTCTACATGCTTCGGCAATGTCCATGTGTTCTTTTTGCGTTCCATGTGCAGATCTTAAATCTATATAGTGGATCCAAGACCGAACACTGCCTGTCATGTATATTCGGGTCGGTGTTGCTAGAGGGAGAACAAATCTCGCACATTCCTTCGCAATACCCTCACGTATGAGTTCGTTGTAGAGATCAATGCCCTCAGAGAAATACCTCTTGATCTGCCCTTGTAACCTCGCTTTTTGTTCCTGCGGTATGTCATCTATACTGTTTTGCCTATTTTTATCGTCCTGACTTCTAAGATCAGGCACGTCAATACTTCCCAACATATTAGTGTTGGCATAACGTTGCGAAAATTCCTGATATGTAAATGATCTATGCCTAAGTATCTGTGCTGCTATTCCTCTAGTTGTCTCTATCTCTAGAGTCATGTGTGCTTGCTCGAAAACTGACCAGTGTTGATGCTTTATGCAATAACCAAGTAAACCAGCTACCTTCGGATTGTCTTGGTTGTTCGGATTGCTCACTCGTGCCACATAACCCATCGTCTCCTCTGCGTTCGGTGTCACTGTTATTAATTTTAC